AGCAGGCAGGTTTGCTAGGCGGTTTACAACAACAACAATTAACTGGTTTAGGTTTATTAGGCGGCATAGGTGCACAACAGCAAGCACTACAACAAAGAGCTATTGAAGCACAAAGAGGTGAGTTCCAAAGAGCGCTTGGTTATGGACCACAACAGATTAGTTTATTACAAGCTGGTATGGGTACACCATTACAAGGACAAGCTGGCACTTCTAGTCAAAAAATAGGAGCTGGTGATGTTTTAGGAGCAGGAGCGGAATTATTTGCTTTATCAAAATTGTTACCTTTAATGTCTGATAAAAGATTAAAAGAAAATATTAAATCAATAGGTACATCTAAAAACGGACATAAATTATATACTTGGGATTGGAATGATAAAGCTAAAGAACTTGGAATAAATGATCCAACAACAGGTGTTATTGCACAAGAAGTTATGAAGTATATGCCAGAAGCTGTAAGCAAAAATGCTAACGGTTACTATATGGTTAATTATGGAGTTCTATAATGTTTATAGGGGATATATCAAAATTAATGCAAATGAAAACTCCATCAGGAACAAAACAATCTCTTCCTATAGCCGATGATAGAAATAAAAAACTAGCAATAATGTTATATGCTTTAGGTGGTGCTTTAAGAGGTAAAAGTCCATTAGAAGCTGGTTTGGGACTAAGTCAAACTTTACAACAACAACAAAAAACAAAACAACAAGAAGATGCTGAGAAAAGAATAAGAAATTCCGCTGCACAACACTTAAAAAACTTAAATGCATCTGAAGCACAAATTCAATTAGCAAAAGATGATATTGGTTTTGCAACCGATGTTGTTTCACAACAATTTAAAGATAGAAAAGAAACAGCCTTGATTGAAAATGCTGATTATTTAAATGATTTGCGAGAAAAAGAAAAACTAGAAACAGATCCAATAAAAAAAGCACAACTTAAACAACAGATAAACGATTTTAAAGGTCTTGGAGGAATGTTAAGGTATGATCCGAGCTTACAATACGAGATAGAACAAAGCAAATTAGCAGCACAACAAGGTTTAGATCTTGGTGAAACACCAATGGGCGCAGGTGAACTAAAAACCGATCAAGCTTTTGGAACTTTCTATACTAATTATATCGAAAAAGGTAGAGGTGCAACTAATATTGCAAACTTAGAAAGATTACAAGATGCAGAAGAAATATTAAAAATTGCAGACCAAAACGATGTAGATATATCAGGTGTGACTAGAGGTATGATAGCTGGTAGGCCAACTTTAGAAGCATTTTTAAATGAAGAAGGTTTTATAGCTAGAGAAAAAATGGAATCTGTTATTCAGCAAAGTTTAAGAGCTACATTAGGCGCACAATTTGGTGAAAGAGAAGGTGAACAATTTATCAGAAGGGGTTACAACCCATCATTATCAGCAGCAGAAAATTTAGAAAGGCTTATAGATTTAAGAGCTAGTTTAGAACAATTGGTTGATTCTGAAAAAGATGCTGTTGAATATTATGAAAAAAATAAAAAAAGTTTAAGAGGCTATAAAGGTAAAATGTATAATGTTGATTCTTTTTCGCGTGATTTAGCAACTGATTATAAACAAGATGTTATTGGTTTAAGCAATGAAGAATTAAAAAATGCTTATATGAATGCAAGAGAAGATTCTATCTGGGAAAAGGCAGTAGAAAAAGAAATAGAAAGAAGATATAGACAAGGCAAATAATGGCTATTGAATCATTAGAAGAATTAAAAAAACAAAAACAAGCAGAATCACCAGCAACATCTTATGCTTTAGAAACTGCTTATAACATACCATCAAGCACAGCAAAATTTGTTAGAGATACAATAGAGCCAATATTAAGTCCTATAGATACTGCAAAAAGTCTTATTGAACTTGGTAATGGCATTTATAATTTATATACACCTGGTGAGCAACCTAGCGAACAAACAGCAAGAGCTGTAGGTAAATATTTTTACGATAGATATGGTGGAGAAAATTTACAACAAGTAAAAAGCAATATTTCTAAAACATTAAAAGAAGATCCTGTTGGTTTTTTTGCAGATTTAGCAGTTCCATTGAGCGTGGCTAGAGCGCCATTAAAAGCAGATAGTATTGTTTCTAAAGTAACAAAAGCAATCGATCCAACCGAAGCATTAATAAAAGGAACATCTAAAGTTGTAAGACCTAGTTTTTCTAAATTAGGAAGCTTAATTAGAGGGCAAGCAGGTCTTGGAGATGGCGTATTAAAAACAGCATATCAATCAGGAAGAGTTGGAGGTGACCCATTAAGGTATTTAAGAGAGCAAATGTCAAAAGATGCTGATTTAAATACAAAATTAAAACCAGTTTATAGTTACTTAGAAGGATTAGAAAATATAAGCAAAGCAAGAAGGCAAGCATATTTAAAAGAAATGTCTAAATTGGGTTTGGATGCTATAAAAATAGATCCCTTACAAGTAAGACAATCAGTAATAGGTATTACTAGCGACTTTGTTAGGGGTGGAAAAGCAACGCCTAAGATGAGAAAAAAAATAGAAGAAGTAAATAATTTGGTTGATGAATTTATGTCAAACCCATCATTACACACAGTAGATGGCTTGGATTTTTTAAAACAATCTTTAGAAGATTTAAAACCAGATGTTACTGCAAGGGATAGAACTAAAGCATATATTACTGGATTACAAAATCAATTTAAAAAAGATATTTTAGAAAAATCCCCAGAATATGCTGGAGTTATGGAAGCTTATTCAGAATCTGCTCTTTTACAAGATCAAATACAAAAAGCTTTAGGAAAAAATGATTTAACAGCAATAGAAACAATAGCCAGAAAATTACAAGCATCTACTAGAGATAATGTTGCTACAAGCTATGGTTTAAGAGAAAGGTTGGTTGAAGAATTGGCTAAAGAAGGAAAACAACCAATGTTACCGTATCAATTAGCGGGACAAGCACTAGAACCAACATTACCAAGAGGTATATCAAGAGCTATAACAGGAGCTACTGCTACCGCAGCGGCAGGTGGTGGTTTTTTCCTTCAAGAGCCAGGCTTGTTGGCGCTAGCTGCTGCACAAACAGCAACAGCATCTCCTAGGCTTTTAGGTGAAGCAGCAATACAAGCTGGTAGAGTTAGCGGAAAAATAAGTCCAAGTCTCCAAAAATTATATGAGTTATATCCAAATTTAGATCCGTATGTAGCTCCAGCTTTAAGAACTACAAGATTTGTTGGTGCAACTCCAACAAGTGAAGCGCAACAAATATCTGAAAAAGAAGCGTTTTTGCAAAAATTTCCAATAGATATTCCATTAGAATAACCCCATGCCACGCCAATCTGAAAGAGTTGGCCGATCTGGAGAATACTTAGTAGCCTCGCTGCTTTCTTTACATACCGATACTGTGGTTATTGTTCCACATAGCGCAGAAGCAGACATCATCTTTGACATTGATAATAAAATATATAAATGCCAAGTTAAAACACAATCTAAAATACAAAACTGTAGAGTTTCATGGATATATGATTTCAGACGCGGTGCTTATACCAAGGATAGGTTTTATTCAGAAGATGCTATAGATGTTTATGCTTTGGTTGCACTCAAATACCAATCGGTTAAGTTTATTCTTCCACAAGGCTTAAAACAGATAAGTTTCAAAGACGAAGAGATACAAACGTGGAACTCGCTAACTAATACTAAAAACCTATTTAAAGAGCTTCGATGTCAACAGACACCTTAGGTTCTTCATAATGTTTAGCAGAATTAATACCTAAAGATAACAAATATTCAGCTACCTGGTGTGGTTCTTTCTGCTCACTCTTACAAAAGTTTTTAAACTTTTCTGCAAGATGTTTATTAACATATATTGGTTTTCTTCCGTTTCTTTCATTTAAGATTCGATCATCAAACTCATATAAGTTCATGTTTACCTCATAGTTATAGAGAAACCTCTACAGAATAATCTCCTATATTATTACCTTTTGCATCTGTTCCGTAAACCATCTGTAATTCAAGATCGATAAAGTGTTTGGCTTTTAACAAGTCAGTCACCCTATCTTGTTTCTCTCCTTTATTTCTGGTTATATATTTTAAACAGCTACCTAAGTTATAAGACAGGTTATTAGCGTATATATAATCAATAGGTTGTATCTTAGTATTCTTATAATGAGTACCAGCTACTTGGTTATTGGTTGCAAGAGCATCTATCTCTTGATCCCATTCCTCTTCATTACCTAGATTAGTATGTGCATATATAGTTGTATTCTTCATAAATTTCTCCACTTTTTTTTAATAATATTAACATAATTAGTAATATTGTGTTAGTATAAACAAAAATATTAATAAAAGGGAAATTTATGGAAATATTAGAAAAGAATTTTGACATATCTAATACCATTGAAGTTGACGAACTAGCAGAGAGATGGGGCGTCAGCAAAAAAACAATCGACAATAGAAGGTACAGAGGGCAAGGTCCAAACTACTTTAAGATTGGTGGTAAGATTAAATACGATCTTGATGATGTGAAAAGAATGGAACAAGACTCTTATATTTCTGTTCATGGCACACGCTAAGTTAAGTCCGTCATCAGCAAAGATATGGATGGCGTGTCCAGGTATGCCACAGCTACTTGCAAGCATGGAAGTAGAATATAAAGTAGGTATACCAGCTGCCACAGGTACATTAATTCACGAAATGGTAGAGACACTACTTAAAGGTAGATTAAATAATCTTACTTTAGAAGAATATTATTTAGATACTACTCACCATGTAGAAGATTTTGATTTGACAGTAAATCAAGAAATGATTGACTGTGCAAAAGTCTATGTAGATTACATTGACAAAAGAATGATGGAACTTGATGTATCAAGACCATTGATTGAAGAAAAAGTTTATATGCCAGAGATACACGAAGATTTATGGGGGACAGCAGATGCTATTCTTATTGGTAAGGATATTATAGAAATAATAGATCTTAAAACTGGTAAGTGGGCAGTAGAAGCTGACAATCCACAAATGAGAATTTATGCACTAGGAGCATTGTCAAGATACGGCGATGACTGTACGGTGCAAATGACCATCGTACAACCAAGAGGTTGGCATAAAGATGGTCATATCCGATCATATTCCATATCAGCTCTAAATTTAGTTGAATGGGCTTATGAAACTTTGAAGCCAGCTGCTGAAGCTTGCTACGAAGAAATACCCACATACAACTATAGTAAAGACGGTTGCCGTTGGTGTAATGCTAAAGAGGTATGTGATACATATAAACTAAACCAAAAGGGAGAATAAAATGGTTGAAGAAAATAAAACTCAAGCTGTTGAAGAACCAACAATTAAGTTTGCAGACGATGGCGTTGAACACAAAATAAATGATATGCCAGATGAAGCAAAACAATTAATGGCTCGTTGGCAGGAAAAGAAACAAATCAGAGATGAATTTATTATTAAAGCTAATAATGACATTGATGATTTAAACACTCTTTTATCAGCCTATGAAGCTCGTATGAAAAACATATTAGAGCCAGTAGAAGATAAGCCAAAAATAGAGGTGCAGTAATGTCGTTAGCTAATATAAGACAAAAGGCAAAACTAAAACCACCAATTATGGTTTTATATGGTCCTGGCGGTATTGGTAAAACATCTTTTGCTGCAACAATGAATAAAACTATTATTGTGCAAGCAGAGGATGGTATCGGTAAAATTGAGTGCGCTCATTTTCCTGTAGCAAAAACCTATAGTGAATTTGAAGATAACTTGAAATCATTAATAAATGAAAAATCAGAATATAAAACTGTTTGTATAGATAGTTTAGATTGGTTAGAAACATTAATGCACGATCACGTTTGCGCTAAAAACGGTTGGCCAGATATAAGCTCACCAGCCTACGGAAAAGGCTATTCCGCTTGTTTGGAGACCTGGAAGGAATATCTTGGCTTACTGAATGAACTGCGAGCAAAGGGTTTTACCATCTTGCAGATTGCACACAACGAAGTAAAAAGATATGAAGATCCGTCAAGCGAACCGCATGATAGACACCAAATTAAATTACATAGAAAAGCAGCTGACTTAGTTATAGAACATAGTGATGCTGTTTTCTTTGCTAATTACAAGATTGGTACTATCCAGGTAAAAGGTAAAGGTGGTGGTATGACTACTAAACTTAAGCAAGGCGATAGAACCATCTTTACGCAAGAAACACCTGGCTTCCAAGCTAAAAATAGATTTGGCTTAGATGCAGAGATGCCTTTTGATTGGTCAGCAATCAGGGAGCAGATGTTGAAATGAGAGATGGTGAACCTAACGAACATTACTGTGATGACAAACCACAATATGAAGATGGATATTGTAACTATTGTGGAGAGACAGAAGAAGATTGTTCAGAATATAAATGTTGGATCAAATAAAAAGGAGTAAGAAATGGATTTAACGAATTTTAATGTAGATGCCTCTAATGAAGGCAAGTCAGTTGTTGAACCAGGTAGACACGTTCTACATTGGCAAGGCGAAGAAGAAGAACTAATAGAGGGTAGAAACGGTTGGCGTGGGTGTAAGATGTACTTTGAAATAGATGGTACAGGTATCAGACTCAATCATACCTTTACTGTTGGTCATGACAATCCTAAGTATGTCGATAGTGGTGTTAAATCAATGCTACTTATGGCGCAAGCGATGGGATTGAAAGAACCACCAAAAGATACATCAACTGCATTTATTGGTAAAAGTGTCTCAGCTGAATTAGTCAAAGATGAAAACGGTTATCTAAAGATTAATGAAGATTGGGGTAGAACTTGGCAGGCAACAAATGTAAAGCCAGAACCTGTCAATGACAATATACAAACTGGTCCGTCTGAATCAGATTTAGCAGCGATGGGAACTACGACTGTTGATGATGATGACGATGCACCGTTTTAATTTCGATGGTAAAAACAGGCCCACTCTTTGTGCATATTGCAAGAATCCGAGTGGGCCACTTCTCTACAAAGATGGAGAAAACTGGCTTGGAGCGTGCTGTATGGCTCATTTAAAAAAGATTGGTAAGGGAGAAAGACTACCAAACAAAGCACAACTAAATGATAAGGGGATAGAATATTCCATAGCACAAACCAAAGATATATATTTAGAACTAGCAAACAAAGAAGATCAAAAGCCTTTACATAAATGGGAGAGGGCTAACAGAAAAAAAATCTTCACTACTATTGTTAGGGAATATCTAAACTGGGCAAATGTGCAAGCGCAGTTGGATGATGAGAGAGCTGCAAATGGATTTAACAAAGTACCTGAAAAAGGACATACTCTATAACGACTTAGGCTTCAGCACAGGTAAGAGTACAAACGATTTAATAAACGAGATGCAAGCACAGGGATTGCTTGTAGACTTCTTAGAAATTACTGGCGAGATTATACGAGTACCAGTAAAAGCAATAGGCGGTAAACCAGATACAGGCGGCCAAAAGTCTGGTTATTATGCAATCAACCAGGTAGGCGGACATATGTTCTGCACTTATGGTAATTGGAAAACAGGTTTTGAGGGTAAGTGGTCAAGCATAGATACTAACCAACTTA